TAAGAAAGCGCTCCTCTAATCTTAGGATCAAATAAATCTATTGAGGTAGAAGGCACTTCTAATATATTACTCATTGATTGAATATAAGGATCTGCTATTGTTCTAACATCAATACCAGCTTTAATTCTATCTGCTAATTGTGGAAATGCCGATATAGCACTTTCTCTCAATGAGTTATAAACTGTATCTTCACTTAACTTACCAGTTAATATTTTAGTAGCATAATCACTAGCGGCATCATCAGATAACATAATACCATTTCTAGCAGCAAAGTTTTTAACCTCTAGAAAACTTCTACCAGCAGGACCTTCAGGTATACCTACCTGAGTTATCTCTTCAGCACCTGCTAATAACTTGGTTTTAATCTGATCCTCAAGCCATAATTTAGGATCTAGATTATCGGCAGTAAAGTAATCAGTGCTTACTAATTGACCATTACGATAGGTCTCCTTGACGGTAGATTTAGATGCTCCGTCTTTGCTCTTATATTTATTTCTTAGAGCAGGTAGCCAAATTGCTAGTTCATCTTGAGTGGCATCTCTTTTATATATAGATTGAAATACTTGATTGATCTTATCTGTTATTGATAGATCATCAGGTAGATTTCTAGATACATACTCCCTAGTAAATACACCAGACTTTGGTGGTTTTTTACCTTTTGTATTTAATTGGTCAAGTCCAGATAAATCTAAACCCTCAGCTTCAGCCATTTCAAATATAGATGAAGTTTTAGACGGTGGTTGCGGATTACCTGATCCATAAACAAAGTTAGTAGACATTAAGCAACCGCCTTAGGTGTTAGATATTTATCAGTGATTAGATCTTGTGATAAGAATCTATCGTATAAATAAGCAAATCCAAGTTTATCATCTTGTTTCAATTTGTTTACCATTCCATCATAGATGAATTTCAAATCTACATTTGCTTTTGCATCAATAGATTTTACTTCTCTTTTTAGCAACTCTTTTGCTACTGCTTTTCTAATATCTAAATAGGCAGATACAGATTTCCAAGTAGCACTATCTTTATTGTTTTCCATAAACTTTTCATTATTAAGTATCTTACCTAGACCTACAATAACCTTATTGGTTTTAGATCCATCAGAATCAAGATAATCATCATACCAAGCAGTCTGGACATACTGACCAGTCTTTGGATCAAATACTGGCTTACCTTCAGCATCTGTTTCTACAGCTAACTTTCTAATGAAAGCCTCTTTAATATATTTTAGATCCTCAGCACCAGTCTGTTGAGTGGAAGATAATCCTCTATCTTGTAATTCATTATCAATTGCATCCATAAATTTATTGTATTTAATCCAACCCTTTTCAGCCTCATTTTGCTTTTGAGACTCAATAGGACTTTGTGATGATAAGAATCTTTCAGATGAACCTGGAGATACTTTTTTCTTATAAAGGAAGTTATATGCTGCTTGAGAAAAATCATATCCAGTAGGATCGTTAGTTACTAAACCAACTAACTTTGGATTAATCTGTACTAGTTCAGTAATAAGACCTGCATACTTTTTAGTATTCTCAGCAGCTACTGTTGATGACTGGATACCAGTAGGGTTCTTAGATAGGCTTGCTGAAAAAGCAAAGTATTCAGGATAATCAGTTAAGAACTTGGCATCTGCATCTAAGCCGTAGATTCTCTTATACTCTTTAGACTTATCTAGGTAGAATTGATATGGAGTATCAAAGCGAGGAGCAAATGGCATTATTAAGTTTGCGTATGTACGCATCCTCCAATAATCCTTGGTCTTGCTCATAATCTCATCAAATTGAGCTGGTTGTCTACCATCTCTTTTTGCGTTTTGTTGTTCAGTTTTCCAGATTAATTGGAATGTTCTAGCGAACTGTGGATCATCCAATTCAGCCCGATTAGTAATTTCTCTTTGGAACCAAGGTGGTAAAAATGCAGATAATGGATCTTTAGGAAGTCCATAAGGAAACATTCCTTTTAGTGATTCCTGTATTGTTGGTTGATCCTTGGTTAATTGCGCTACAGTAACACCAACATAAGGACCTACTGGGAATATGTCAGATATAATATTTGGATTACCAGTATTATAAAGAACATCTAATCCACCTTGGAATATAATATCCAAAGATCCTTTAGGAATACCAACTCTAGTTAAAGTATCAAGACCTGGAATCTTACTAACACCTTTAGGTAGATCAAGCCAGATAGTATCATTACCAGATGTTTGACCTACTGGAACTTGATTGCCATCTTCATCAGTTACAAGTCCTGCTCTATTAGGTGCTTGCCAAACTAAATAACCTTTATTTAATAAAGAAGGATCTGCTGCTACTAATTTCATCCAAGTCTTATAAGCATTTTCTTGTGCTGAGAAGAATGGGTTAACATATTTCATAGCAGTAGCAAGATTGGTCTTACGTTCAATATTAAATAGAACGCTCTTCATATCTCTTAAAGCAACTTTGCGAGCTTGAGACATAATTAACTCTTGTTCTGCTGGAGTTACAATATCATCTTTAAGACCAGACATAATGTCTAGCCTACGCTTAGCCTCTTGACGATAGAAGTGAACATACAAAGGATTTCTAGCAAAAGCATCTTCAGGCATTGTTGCTAAGAATTTGAATAGAGTGTTTATTAATCCCTTACTTTGTATTTGGGATATATTATCAAAGTTCTCTCTTAAAACGTGGCCGTGAATAATAGGTAAAGTTGTAGGATCTTTAAATGTTGCTCTTAAATCCTCTGCAGTAATATCTTTAATCTTATTACGTAGATTAGAAGATACTGGTAAGTATTGATCCAAGAATCCATTAACTTTAGTTACATATTCTGCTGCATCATCTGATGAAATAGATAGTCTTCTTCTAAGATCTCTTCCCTCAGGGGATCTTCTTAGCCAATTAGCAATATCATCTACTGTCTGACCTTTAATAATCTTGTTTACTACAGCAGAGTTACCAAATTGTGTGCGTAAAGTTTGCGCCCATTGATCAAAGTATGCTGGATCTGTAGGTTTAATAGCACCAATACCTTTAGATGAAAGGGTATTCCTATATAGATCAGTATTACTATCAACCATACGCTCAAATGAGTTACCAGATGAAGCAATACGGCGGAACATATCACCTAGTGGTCCACCAAAAGCATCGTTAAGTTCATAAACTTGACCATCAGATGTGGTTACTGTGTAAGAACCAGTACCAATACGATCTTTTGGCTGTGCCTTAGGCGTTCTATTAACAACATCTATATAATGTTGGTATACAGATTGCTTTTCCTCTTGTAAAAGTTTAAGTGTATTAAGTTCACCGATTGCATCAGAGTCATCTGGTCTTAATACCAACCTACCTTCAAGTACAGATATCTTAGATTTAAGTTCATTAAGTTCATTAACAACTTTATTGCTTGCTTTTTGAACTTGAGAAAATGTCATACCAGCATCTACTGGGCGATATCTATCAATTAATCTAGCAGGAGTTCCTACTTTATCAGTAACAAAGTTTTTAAGACCAGGTCCTAGATGACGTAGTTGAGCATATGAACCAACTGCACCAGCAATACGTAGAGATGAGTCAACTGTGTTACGGATAGTATAACCTAGACGTAGAAGAACTGCTGCTTTAAAGTAATCTTGTACTAAATCTAATGAGTTAAATACAGCATTTTTAGTATTGCCTATTAACTTAATAGTAGAAGCATTACGCTTTAATAGATTATCCATCATATCAAAATCCATTAAAGGCAAGAAGTTAGCAGTTTGTGACTCTAACTGTGGAACTCTTAATATTGATCCATCAGTATCAACCATAAAGCCTTTATCTTTAATAGACTTTAGTGCTGATGTTCTAGCTCTTTTATAGTTATTATAAAGATCTGTTGCAAACTCTTCATCAACATCATACTTCTTAGCTAATGCTCTTAATCCTGTACCTTCAAGATTTAAAGTTGCAGTAAACTTGGCCTCAGGAGTGGATGCTTTCAAATAACTATCTAATAATTTTTTACTCTCTACTGGAGTAAGACCTGCTCTTTTTTCTAATCTAGTAACGTTAGCAATAATTTCTCGGTAAGAATCAGGATCATTAAAATCTACTAAACCTGCAGGGCGTTCACCAGCAGCCCAAGATATCTTTTGATATAAACGATGAAATGGAGTAGGTTGATAAATTTCAACTCTAGGATTACCTACTGCTTGATCATAAAATTTAACGGCTCTTGCTTTAGCCACAAAGTCTTCAACACCTTGTAGGCCAAGACCTGTAGTACGGGTTAATGCTCCGCCACCTTTACCAACCTCCATAAGATCAGCAAAGTATTTATCTGTAGCTGCTAAAGACTTATAGTTATCTAATGCTTCTTTAGTTACAGCAGCATCATCATTTAAAAATGGAAGCATACCTGAACCATCAGGGGCAGCAAATAATTTAAATTCATCTACTGCTGATAATTTACCACGTTCAGCTTCTAGAGCATCAGATATATATGTTCTTTGTAATCTAAGATCATCCATTGCTTTTGGATCGCCTAGAGCAGAACGAAGAATTAATGCAGTCTCATCTACGTCTACTGAGTCACCTAATAAGTGTGCAAGTAATCCTGGGTTAGATGAAGACTTAACCATTGGATGATTTATAGCATATGCAGAATTGTTATCTGTAAAATCTTTTAATACTTTAGTAAAACGATTATTAACACCATATTGCGCTTTAGTAATATCTTCTGCTGCTTTAGCAACTAGATCTGCATTACTTAATTTACCAGTACCTACTGTACTTGCTTTTAATGCTTTGGCACCTTTGGCTGCACCAATAGATAAATCACCAAATATTTGAATACCAATATTTCCAGCTTTTTCTAAAACGCTATACATACCGCTTTTATAAGCAGCTTCGCGTTCTCTTGGATCATAAATATTAAACTGTGGATCATAAGATAATCTACTTGCCGCTACACCACCAGAAAGTAATGCCTTACCAAAATCTATTTCTTGAGCACCTTTATAAGCTCTTTTCCAATCATCAGGATTAAAAAAACTGGCCTTACCTTGATCTATTTGACCTTTCATCAAAGCAAATGTAGATGCTGGTTCTCTAATTACTTCTTGGTTTACTTTATATAAAGTTTCAAGTGCTGGTGCTATACCAGGAACTTTCATAATAGCACCACCTGCCGAAGCAAGTGGTTTGACTATATTACCGCCTTCTTTTGCGGCAGCAGTTTTAAAAGTTTGAATAAAACCATTATATTCATCATCATCATTCCAAGGTGCGGTTCCTACATCCCAACCAAATCTAGTTGCACCACCTACAGAGCCTATTAAATCTCCACCAAAACTAACAGCTCTTTCACCTAGCCAATTTGCTGAATTAAATACACCTTTAGCAGCACTAGATGCTACATCACCAATTCTATTCCATACACTCACAGATTATCCCATAGTTGCCTAATAGCTCTTTTAGTTTCTGGAGATGTATTTGGTAGATCTGAAATATATCTAAGCACTGGTTTATAAGATGAAATAGATGCTCTAAAATTATTGTCATCAGGTTGGCGCATAATTAATGCTTCAGATCCTGCACCATCTCCCATATCAATACCTTCTGTAACAGCTACTTCTGGCTTTTGTGTTGGGGCATATAGTGGAACTACTTTTTGTTCTGGATTAGCTGGTCTACCACCAACATCATCTGCAATACCGCGAGTCTTTGACTTAGGTGCTGCTGTATTTAACATAGCAGTCTCTTGCCCTTCACCGTATGAAGTAGATCCTAGATCCATATCTGTTCTCTTTGAGAACTTACCAGGACCTGATGCTCCTGCTAATGGGCCTCTAGCCATCTTTGTTCTCCTTAATAGTTTCTAAATCTTGTGAAAACTTCTGCCAAACTTTTGCTTCTTGGCTTTTCTGTTGTGAATTATAAATACTCATATTATGCAGATCTTCTGCCAGCGCTTCAAATGCGCTAATTAAATTTAATGCAAATCCTGTTATTACTACTAAAAAATCAGATGAACGAACTGGGCGCTGTAGATCATCATCCATAACGCCCAGCTCCTTTCTAAACTATTCTACTTCTTTACTGACTTACCTTTACGGCCTGGTGCTGCATATCCGAAGAACACTTTTCCGCCTTCTTTTCCTGCTGGCTTGTTCTTGCCCTCAGTTGGCTTTGCGGTTGGTGCTGCTGCTCTTGATCCCTTATTCATTTTCCACCTCCTTTACGCTCCGCCAATGGCGGCGAGTAGTTGTCCGATATCTGGAGCTTGGCCAGTAGCAGGGGTAACTCCGCCTTGTGGTTGTCCTTGAGGCTGCTGCGAGGCAGGTGCGGGTGCCGCTTCTGCTACTGGAAGTTGTTGTGCACCAGGTAGTGCTGGTGCTTGCGGTGCAACAGGTTCTGGTGCAAACGCTTTTTCTACTACTGTTTCTAAGGCTTGTCCTTTTTGACGGCCTTGGATTACTTCTGCGATTCTAGAAATGATTTGAGTTGGGTCTTGACCTTGGGAAGCAAGTGCGGGTATAGCTTGTGCATACTGAGCAACAGCAACCCTAAGAGAATCGCGCATCTCTTCAATGTCAACCCTTTGTTCTTCTTGTGTAACATTTAGATCTAGTGGTATCTCTCTGCGAACATAATCGCGGCTAACGAGTTTATCTGAGCGCATCTGGAGAAGTGCGATGATTGCTCTATTAGGATCCATTCCAGACATAATTCCGTAACGGACATCAACTCCATACTCACCTTTGATATCTCTTGAAGGTGTGTACTTCATTGTGTAAGGAGTACCATCATCAGTACCCTTGATAGATTTAGTCATTGATCCAAAGATCTTCTCATCTACTTCAAAGCATAGACCGATTACATCTTGGAACAACTTAGCAAACTGTGCTTGTGCTGCTTTGATCTGTGTATCAAAGCCTGCTTGTAATGCTTGAACACCGCGACCAGTAATGATAGAAGCATCTATCTGTCCTGAACGAGATTCAGGATATCTAGCGCCTAGTCGCAATTCTCTTTCTAGTACACCAGACTCTGTAAAGACTCCTGCTGGTAGTTCTAGTGGAACTCTACGAATACCTTGTGGATTAGCAGAACGCATAATTGAATCAGGACCAAGTGCTAACTCTTGCACATCTTGTGGAATAGCAATAGGTGCTTGGATTGATTTCTCTGCTGCTTGAATCTGTAGGATAGCAAATCTTGCTCTAGCAAGTTGTACTGCTAATACATCATCAAACTGACCGCGAGCTTCGCCATCTAAAGATGAGCGAACTGCAACGCGGGCTAAACACTTACCAATTGGGTTAGGTGTATTAGATAAAATTAAGTTGTTGCGTTCTGGGATAAAGAGCATATCTTGGTCTTTATCGTGGTAACGCATTACTGATAGATATGGTGATGCTGATTGGTAAACGCTACGAACGTTTAGAATTTCTCTAGCGTACTCAGGGAACTGTGCTGATAAAGATTCAGCATCGGAAACTACAACCTGTGTTAATGAGATGGTACGACCAAAACGGTCAATCTCTGGATAGACACCGAAAGGATTAAGTAGTCGTATTCTAGGATTGTTGCCCTCATAATCCATCTCTACAAGAGCAGGTAACATACCATAGGTATTAAACCAGTCAGCTCCTGAGTACATCTGTAATGGTAGATCAGATGAGGCTACGTAGTAATTAGCAATACGAGTTCTAATATCAGCAGCCTTGCGCTGAGTATCTGAAACCATATTAGTAGCTGAGCAGTTAAATGATGGCATAGGTGCCATTGCTTCTGCTAGGTCTCTTGCTGCTACATCAATAAAGTTAGCAACTAATGGTTTTGGATAATCCTCGGAGAACATAGAAGGATAAACCTTAGACATATCACCTTGACGTACTGACAGTACATCTCGCATACGTTGATCACGAGCTGCGTACTTAGTCTGTAATCTAGTCGCTTTTGCTGCGATCTCTTTAACTGTTAGCAATTGTTCTCCCTTATATAAAGGTTCGTTGTTTTTCGTTTAGCATCTCATCTATATTGATGACTGTGCGTTTACGCTTCTCTGCATTTGATAGAAATGGATTTGTCATATGATGCTTAGCGTGGATACCTTGATTGAGCATCTCCCTTGCTCTAATCTCACAGAACCACAAGGCCATAACCATATCGGTTTTACCTTTAGTAGTAGGTGACCAAGTAATTAACTGCTCTATCAAAGACTTTACATTCTCAGTTTGATCACTAGGTAGGTGGATTAAATTATCTCTATGGTGTTTACCATCTTGTTGCTTAGTACCAAATAAGGTAGACATAGAGGCTACACCAAAGCCTGCATCCCATTTGTTATTACCAGTATGATGCTCTCGTAGAATAACACCTCTAGTTGCAAGGTGTGCTCTAATACCTTCATCTTGGGTTAAGAAAGATTGGAAGGCGTTACGTTCTACTACCCATTCGCTAGGACCGTAGATAGAGGTCCAGTTGAATATTAGGTCACGAATTTGTGCAGGTGTAGGGCGGGTAATCTTGATAGCATCTACGATGTAGCGTTTATGGTTAATGCGATCTATCGCATAACATACTGCTGCAGTATCTCCTACCATAGCTGGGTCTAAACCACAGACTATAGAAAAACCATTTAAATCTTTTGGGTGACCAGGATGACCTGGGGTAAGCCGACCACTCTTACGCATACCATCAATAGAACCGCGAACACAGACAGGATCAAACACTGCATCATCAGAGATGTCTTGTTGCTGGTAAATGAGTGCCCAAGTTGAAGCATCCATACTTTGCCGTTCATTGAAAAGATTGCGCCCGTTCCATCTTGGGTATAAGCCATCTTCGTTTTTATCCGTTTCAGTTTGGCCATCAAATGGTTGATCAGAGGCAGGCCATAGAGTTTCCCACTTGTTAGGATCCTCATCTGCAGTTAATAGTGCTGGCATTGCTAGGTAGGTCCAAGGTACTAAGCCACCTGGATATCTATCTGGGTTGCGTAGTTCTTTATAGAGATCTACTGAGGCTACTCTAGTTCCAATGATAATTAATTTACCTGTTGGGTTAAGACGAGATCTAACATCTTGTGTTAGCCATTTGATTTGTCGTTCAAAGTCATTTGCGTTAGATAAGGTAACAGCATCATCTACGATGATCATATCGGCTCTCTTACCGTAGATCTGACCACCAATACCGACAGCTTCTATATTGGGATCTTTCTCAGAGGACTCTCTGAGTTCATCACCGAAGGTAACTCTAGTTGCTTGCCAGGAGGCTGATTTAGATTTGAACCCAACCCCAGCAGCATAGGCAGTCTGTAATTCTTCATACATAGGATGTGTTAAACGTTGCTTAATAGCGTAGAGAAAGTCTGCTGCTAAGCGCTGGGTTTGGGAAACTATTAAGATACGAAAGTTAGGATTTTGGGCTACTTGCCAAGTTACATAATCAACTGTGATAGTGATGGACTTAGCGTGGTTAGGAGGTATGTTGATAAGGATGCGGTTATTACCGATACCCTTTTCAAACTTCATAGCTGGATGTAGCCAAGAGGGTTCTCTACCCTCTATCACATCAACTAGATTTAATTGATGGGGGAAGGTCTTATTATGGAGGAAACGTTGCCTAAACTCTGCAAAGGATAGATCGTGAGCATCACCTGATGCGAACTGCTTGTCCTTAAGACCTAGCCTAGTTCTGTCTATCTTGTCTGCGAAGACCTTGTCAGTTCTACGATAGTACTCGTAGGTTTTCATAGATTTACCTGCAGACTTGCAAGCCTCTTCTATAGTGAAGGCTTCGGCAACGCAATTAAGAATAATTCTTTTTGCGATATCTGCTGAGTTCTCAGCCATTAATCTCCCTTGTGGATAGACCTGTGGATAACTCCACGAGATAACTTAACCTAGTGGGGAGGAAAATTGATAGTGGAGCGATCAATCTAATACACCTGCCGCGAAGTGTGTGTGTGCTGTTCGGTTCGCTTCACTTGAACGTTACGCTCCCGAACGAGCTACAGCGAAGTGAGGGGTAAAGCCTCGCTCGCCCTTAGGGGCATCGCGGAGGCTTCGCCGTAGCGATGACGGGTCGTAAAACTCATCACAGCCCGTTTTACTCCCCTACTATATATAAGGCGGGAAAAATAGCACATTTCCCGTTTTCTCACAAAAAATCTTTATAAATGTGGTAGAGATCACAGATAAAGTATATCAAAACGGACATTACGGACTAGCTGGTTTCACTTTAGGAAATATATTTTTTTGGGGTACATATGGCGTGTGTGCTTCAGATTTATCAAGGGGGGGTCGGTTTTGCGGTGTATCGGGGCAGGGCTGAGCATATTGGTTAGGTGTTGCGGTGTATTGGATAAGCATTAGAGGCTTACTCCACCTACGGCACAATAAACCCCCCAATTCTAAGTTAATAAACCGATCTGATTTCTACCAATCAACGGTAAAGCCTTGCCACCTTTGACCCTGACCCAATCGCTCTACCCCTTACCCTTTGCCCTGAATTGATCGCCTCTCTAATCCAATCCTCGCCAATCCAAAGCTCGTGCCATTTGTCCTAATTGCCTGGTTTGGTAGTTATTGCCTGGTTTGCCCCTTATGTCTAGCTGAGCTTTGCAGCAACACCTCAAAACCTATGATAGACAAGCAGACTTTATGATATTCTTTACCTATTGGGGAAAGCCCTCAAAAAGAAAGGTAAGAAAATGTGGTCTTGTGGTAGTTGCGGAAATATATCTCCAAAACACAAAGGAAAGATTTTTAGAAACTCTGAATATCATAAGAGTTTCGAGTGTAATAAATGCAAAAATAAAAAAACCTACAAATTAGAGATTTCTTTTCAAGTTGAAAAGGAATTAACTCAAGATCAACTAAACAATTTGGAAGGTCATCTACTTCTGCAAATAAACGAGCCTTACAACGAGGACAACGAGCCAGAAAACTACAACGCAACAAATACCACTTACAAAATTGAAAGGGTAAAATAATGAACGCCACCTATCACGGCATTATCAAAGCCACCTGTTTATCTTGCGACAAAATAACCACCGACATTGACGCACTAGAGATAATGAACGATTTAGATTGTCTTTGCGATTGTGGCGATCGCTTTACCAAATGGGAAAACAAGAACGGAAAAATTGTCATCACTTGCGAGATAGAAGACAAAAAGGGCAACACCTACAATTTTAGAGAGGAATTAAACTAGACCGAAACACCCCTTCGGGGGTGTCGGGGCGTATCTCGCCCCCTGATGAGGTCAGAAAACGAAAGGAAGGGCAAGAAATGAACGAAACGGCAACAATAGAAAAACCTACTTCGATTTTTATTGAGGGGCGTTTATGGTTTGATAAATTAAACGGTAATACCTATTTTTCAAACCGAGTTTGGGTCAATGGTAAAATTGTTTTAATTATGCCTATGGAATACGGCTATGATAGGCAATACGAGCACCGAGCATTAGAGGAATTAAAAAAACTTGGATATATTAATTCATCTACTCGGTGGGAATTGCGAGATGAGCAAGGAATAGCCCTCTATTCGGTGGCAACCTATGGCAAAAAATCCGAGTTATTTAAGGGGGGCAAGTAATGCGCTCACCTAATTATTACCGCCTACGCTTAGCGGTTAGGTGTCTATTCTGGGCGGGTGTAATCGCCCTAATTTATCTCATAAGCTCCCGCCTATGGTGGCAGGGTGGCGGGTATTGTGTAGGCGATTTGATTAAGTGTGGCTAATTGGTGGCGGTTAATCGGCTATCCTGGCAAGGGTAGCTGGTTATCTCTTACCAAATAGGCAAGAGAAAGAGAGAGAGGGCAAGAGATGACTATAGATAGGAATAGCGAAGGGGCGTGGCGTATATCCGCAATAGTGGGAGAGGGGGCGGGAGAGTATCTACTAACCCGCACTTACTACTTTCACACTAAGCGGGAAGCTATCCGTTTATTTAAGCAAGAGATAAGGAGGGCTAGCTAATGGATATAGAGCAGGAGATCAGAGAAATAGAGATGAAAGCCTGGCGTGAGCTAGGTGAGCAACGTAAGAGGGAGAGAGAGCAAGAGAGAGAAGGTAAGAGATGAGCGATAGAGACCCGTTAAAAAATACATTTTGGAATTGCCCAAAATGCGGCAAGTTAAATTTAGGGGCTTGGTGTCCCTGCGAAAAAGAAAAGGAGAAAGAGTAATGAGTAAGATGAAGCAACAGTTAGAGAAGGAGATAGTAATTACTGGCTCTAGAGAGGAGACTACTGGCTGGAAACGGTATATCTACTTTGAGTATGAAGGTAATAAGTATGAGGTAAATCTATATTGGGAGGAGTTTAACGGCTACGATACCTATTGGAGAGAGCCTAATACTGAGCCTGAATGGGTTAAAAAGTGGGATAAAGAAACTCACGAGGGTATGAGCTTTGTGTGGTATCTAGATGAACTAACCTGGGAGATGAATAAATGAAGGGCTACTTTGTAATAGATAATCAAGGGACAGGGTGGAAAGAAGGCTATCTTTGGAAATCAATTAAAGAGATAGCTGACAGTATCCGAGATTATGATGACTATAAAGAGTTAGAGGTATCTAACTTAACTCACTCACAAGTCTGTGAACTATGGGACTTTGAGTATCACCGAATAACACCTGCTAATTGTGAAAAGTATGGTGTTAGACCTAGCGAACTAACAAGGGAGAAAGTATGAAAGCTACACCTGCCATATGTGGAGACCACTTAGTTCCAATTACAGAGTGTAATTGCCTGGATTATTTACGGGAGATAGAGAGTTCGGCTAAACGGCTGATACAACTAACGAAAGAGAGGGAGCAACTGAAATGAATATCTGCCAATTTTGTGGGTGGGAGGTAAAAAACTTTGAGTGGTATCACAAATACAATGGGGCTATCGCTTGCGATAATTGCTTAATGGATAGCGCTACTGAGAGAGAGAAGGAGAGGGCTAATGGGTAATTGGACAGTATGGGTAGGTGGTATTGAGGTTAATGACCACTATCTCACCTACGATAAGGCGAAAAGCACAGCTAAATTTTGGAAAGATGAAGGCTATGATGATGTAAAGATACAGGAGGTAATAGAGTGGTAGAGAAAAACTATGCCTTCATAGTGGTAGTCAGCGAGGTTGATGAGCCATACAAGAGGGTGAGTGTGAAGCTATTTAATACAGCAGAGGAGGGCGTATTATTGGCGGAAGATAGCGCACCTAATTATCAGTGTAATGGCTTACAGAGGGCGGTCAGGAGAGCCTTTGACCAAATAGAGGGTAGGTCTTTGATATTGAAGGAGGTCAAGAGTGAGTG